ATCAAAACTCTATCCCTTGTGTCAGATTTCTCTCTACACGTGGCCCTACCATCAACGCCGGTAGAAAGCTTTTACTTTGAGCTAGTATGTTCTAGTTGCCTTATAGTCTGCTCGACTTTTAAACTGCGGGTACCACACATTTAAGTGCATGTTCCGACTCGTCTGTAATGTAGACTTCACACGTGATTTTTGATGAGGTTTCACGAAACCAGATCACAACCAATCAACGTTTGTATGTAATCGCTTTTGATCCAGGCTGTGGACCTGAATTGCCGCCTTTGCCTTTCTTCTTCTTCTGCATCACGACATTTTTCTTCTTCTGTTGTGATTGCTTCTTCTGCTTCACAGCATTATTGATACTTTTCTGTTGCCGGAAAAGATCTTGTCCAACAGCAACAGTCCTTTGGACCATCGGATCGATCACACGCTTATGCTGAGAATAGAAACTGTAGATTTGAGAAGCAACACCGGCAATAGCTGCCAACAAAGCAAGGTGACCAGCATTTGCAGAAACAGCGGGACGAGACCAAAGCTCTTGCCACATGGTACGATGGGCTTCAGAATAGCACTGGTTTGAATCTCGGGAAAAGAGTTGAACAGGCGTATAAAACTCATAATTCCAAGTCGCAATGATTCGAACCATGCCATTAGCATTGGACATATTTCCACAGGCGTACAAAAGATTTTCGCTGTCACTAACAGAAGCTCTTTGATGGGGCTCATAAGATTCAAGATCATCAGGCAAATACCACGCATAACCACCATCAACAATTGCACCGGATCTCCAAAACCTTTCTTCAGGCAATTGTTTAATCGCATTCATGATATTTGCACTCCCAGCATTTTTCAACAAAGACAAAGGTGCCCGTGCCACTACCAATTCACCACCAGCTTCGATTGGGGCGGCCATGTTGGTTACCAACAAAGACATAGCAACACATCGACGTGCCGCCACTTTGCCTGCATCCAGCAAACTGCTCTTGGTGATATCAAAAGACTGAGTATCACCAGCATTCGGAATCTGACCGTTGGCCAACGTAATTGACACCGAATAACTGGTGTCAATACCGTCAGTCGGGGTTCCATCTGAGTTGATTTCATAAAACAGAATAGCTTTGACAGTCGCAGCTGGAGAAGCGCTGGTAATGGTAACCGGACTTGCCGACAACGTTTGAGTCGCGGAAAAAGAAATAGTTCCGTCGTCGCTGACAAGTCCATATTTGAACCAAGTGTCCTTAGAATTCTTATTGCCTGGTCCAACAGTGATAGTGATGGCAGCACCGTTTGGCAAGATGGGTATGCCCTTCTTCCCTACGAAATTTGGGTGAATATACCCTAAATCGTGGAAAGTGACCGTTCCCAAGGCAGCACCGGTATTCGCATCCTTGATAGTAAAGAATCCAGTGTCAAATAGACCGGTTTGAGTATTTTGCTCAATATTCTGCAAAGACGTCAAAACAATCTTGCCGGGCCCAGCTGTCGGAATGGGACCTGGGATTCCCGTGATCATCAAGGATTCTTTGATTGAAGGACTCATGGCCACAGTAAACTGACCAAGACGCGTACTAGTGTAAGGGATGTCAATGGAGCGAACAAACCTTGTTTTCGAAGCCAAAAACGGTGTCGATGAAGGGGCCCTCACCAGATGATCTTGAGGAGCCGCCAACATCATGGCCCAGCGCTTGGCGTTTGATGCATTTTCTTGAGCGATATTTTGAACAGACATGATTGTTTGTGCACAATTTGATTAGAATCAAAACAATTAAATTTAGACAACACTAAATTTAATCCGCGCTCTTTACGACGAGCAGCCGACGGAAATGGAATACCGCTGACGAAATGTCCTTGGTAATCCATCTCGGAAGGTTTAAACCGCTGACGAGATGTCCTTGGTTTAAACCTTCCGGAATTCCGTTTATCCGTAGTCGGTGGCAAAGCATGCCCAGATGATCGCTCCCCAATGCGTTTCACCTAAGCGATGACATTGTGTTGGGTCCAATTCGGAAAGTCCTTTGAGCACTTCAAAGTGACTCTCTCGAGTGTAACCTGGATACCTTTGGCAGCAAAAAGCAATATGACAATCCTCTTGTCCATCACCTTCAGCCAAAGCCCAACTTTCAACGTTTACATTGCCACCATAACCACCTTCCTCACTGTGGGCAAACTTGTTACTCTGGAACCATTCACCAGCTATGCCTTCCCAGACACCACAGACCTTCTTAACAAAAGTTTTCTCCTCCGTACAACCGTTCATGTCCAGCCACCTCCGGAGCCACGGATGTTGCGCCATCCCTTTACGACTGTCTCCACTTTCACGTACTCGTCGGAAAAAGGTCTTTCTGCTCATCAAAGTCGGTGCTCGAATCGCACCCATTTTCACAATAGAACTCGGCAGTGGAGCTGCACAAAAACAAGTGTCGTCACGCGCGAGGGGGACGAAGTAGCGTTTATGGAAAGTCAATAATGGCCATTCAGAATTCACAAAAACTTTCAGCTTCATAGTGATTCCGAGTTCTTTCCAAAGCGACACCAAAAACTCTTGCACTCCTTCAGGTGAAGGTTCTTCATAAGCATTGTCGTAATGTTGAATCAATCTTTCCAAACCAAAGATCATGAGAAGACCAACAATGAAAGTATTACTGAAAGACGTGTGACTAACTCCTGTTTTCAACTGACCTTCTTTGAAATTCAAAGTGGCAACTAATTCATTCCCTATATAGAACGATGCAGGATCAGTGTAAGTGCGACGAATCATTTGAACAATTTCGCTGGGAACTCCTGCATCCCAAAGGAAAGTTAAAAACAGATCAGCAAAAAGTCCTCTCATACTCTGATCACACATCGAGAGATCGCCTTCCAACTCCCAACGGTTGCCTTTCCACCATATGATTGTGGCATTATCATCACCGCCAACAGCAATATAAATGGTCTCAGCATCACCTTTCCAAGCATCAGCAACCCAAGCCGCATCTTGGACATTGTCAGTATCGGCCATGTAACGAAGTTGCACCTTATATAAACCCTTCTTTGTGTGAAACTGGTGATGAAAGATCTTCGGCATTGGTACAATGTAGCCACCCATTTCAATGTCGTCAACTCCTTTCTCCTTAACAATGGATTTCAAAGCTTTCAAATCAGGTTGGGTAGCCGCGAAAGTGACTTCAGCTGCATTGAAGATGGAACGTGGTTTCCCAGCAGGACTGAAACCAATATCGCTTCCGTTCACCTTCAATTCTTGTGTGTCTGGATCTGCGGAAAACAGACTCTCATCCGTCTTCGTGAAGAAACGCATCGTCTCGACAGTCACATTTTTGTTTCCCATCATGAACGACAAAAACCAATCCAAACGCCTTCTTTTGCTAGCCCCATTCATATGCTCGATAGTCTCCAAAAATGTTTCCAAAGTCACAGAATCCAGACCCTGACTCACCGGGTCATAGCGGACATTCCAATTTTCGAAGCAACCAATAGAAAATTTGTGGAAAGCCATGTCATACTCTCCCTCAAATTCCGGAAGACTTTTGCCGCATCGCATTACAATGGTCCAAATGGAAGCATGAGGACTCGGAACATAAAGATCGCCAAAATGCAAATGATAGAGTAGCTCGGGTCGGGCCTTGCTGTAATCAAATTCATCCAGTTGACGTGTGAACTTCAATTCGATACGTTCCGGATCATATTTTGGCAGATCGTAAATTGAGACCTTTTGTCCATCTTGTATAGCCCAGGTACACATTTGGGCCACTGTTGGGCAACTCGTATGGAAACCATTGGGGCTGTTAAAACGCTCAGGTGTCAAGCTTTCCGCCATAATGGGCCACTCTTCAACATTCCAAATTTTAATTGAACTTTTCTCCCATTCTTCAACCGGAGAACCCAAATTGATCAAGGTTCTCCTTGCCTCAAAAAGCCTTTGTTGAGAAGCCTTCAACGTGTCCTGATAAGCGTTTGAAAGAAGACACAAACCGGGGACGAAAGCAGTACGATTGTCGAGCTCACGCAAATCCATTTTCACCCCGACGACAGCTTGTGTCAAAGCGGGGCTTTCAGCCACTGCGTCTTGGACCTCGGTCAAAACCAATTCCACGTCATCTTTCAGTTGCTCACGTGCCATCTCACCTGTATGTGGTGCTTCGACCGCCAAAACTGGCAACTCTTCCTCAGTTCCAAAAACATTCAGTGGATGAGCCACAGTACCTTGAACACTCGAATTCCGCATCAAAGAATGCCATAATCGATCAGCAACCCTCATATTAGACAGCCAACCACTAACAGCTGTACGGAATTCACTGTCGGTCACCCGGGCGCTCCAATGCAACAAATTGCTTTCACAGACCACCTGACCGAAGAAAGTTGCAGTGCCGTGGACAACACTGTTCCAGTATTCCACATAACTAAACCCTGTTCCGTTAATTTTACGGCAAGCATTCACATAACTTCCATCATGGATTGTTGCTCCGTCTGTAAAAACATTTGGGATCCAGGAATCAACAATTACAATAGACTTTGAAAGTTTGTTAAAATGCCACCAATTCGCCAAGACCAAGTTCTTATCAACTTCTTCGAAAGTAAACCGGGAGGGAATAGTCCAATGCAACAAATTTCGATTTGAGGAACTGCAGGCCACACGTTCATAAATGCAAAACTCTCCAAAAACATTTTTCGGAACAAAACCTTTCGAATAGAGCTCATCATAATGGTCCGGTGTCCACAACTCATTGTAGAAAAATCCAAACTTGTTCGCATGCGGAGCGGGTCCGACAACGTAACGCACCATTCTTTTCCGAGGGAAAGCTTGTCCAGGTTCAACTTTATCCAACATTCCATGACGTAAAATATCATTACGAACTTCCATTTCTCGACTCAAGCCATCCCAACCCAGCACACACAAACCTGCTCCTTGGGGGCAAAATTTTGGGCAATTTTGCCAAGCAGTGGCGAATTTTTGCGCATACATTGGCAGATCATGGGCACCGATTCCAGCGCTTGAAAAATAGATCGAAGGGCGTATGGTCAATAAATATTTCATAGGGGCAGGGAAGGAGTGCCAATATGTATTCCACAATTCCCCCTGCTCCTCCGTAACATTATTATACCAATCTTGAGTCGCAATGCCCTCCAATCGATGGGTCATGCGTTTCAGTTCCAGTTCAAACTCTGTGGTATCCACATTCTCAAGATTTTTCATGCCCATGCTCCAACGCCGAATATTCGTCTCTTCCTCACCACAAGCCCTCAGTTTGCGCACTGTTTCTGCAGATAAAGCTCTTCTCTGCCGTTTCGAACAGGTTTGCCCAATCGGTTCAGTCATAATTTTTCCCAAGGGAACGGATATTGCAACATTTGTAACCTCTGGTGCAACCTTTATCCTTTCACCTTCCAACGAAATGGGAGACGTGTAGGTCAATTTCTCCTTTTGGCACTCTTTTGGACTCAACGGAACAGGCAAAGAAACAGGTTCAAAACATTCATACGCGTTGCTTGGTCCAGCAAGGTTTTGATCAAGCGCTTCAATTTCTTTCCTCAAAATTTGGACTTGGGCGAAATTTCCCACCTCCCGGTTATTCTCCATTTCCACTTTCAATTTCCGACGTTGTTCAACCAACACTTCCAATGGATGTGGTTCAGGACCGGGACTTTGCTCAGGAGGTTTGTAATTACGGGCTTTTAAAAACATGGCCGCTTTGAAAAACAACTCATCCGCCTTCTTAGTTTCGAAACAATGGCAAACAGTTACATTGGGCCCCAACTCATAAACAGAATGACAATAATGACAATGGGCAGTGGCGAGAACTTCTGCCAAAGAGTCAAGTGGATCCGAGTGAGGTCCTTCAAAACTCAACAGTGACGGTTCATGGGCCTTAATGAAGGTGAAGAAATCCGTTTTTGAATTTTCAACAGTCATACCGTGTTGAGTGTTACAAACTTTCTTTTGGAAAGGCAACTTATGTTGCAAACTCCGATCTCTGTGACCCCAAGAACTGTCACTTCCTTTCTTCCCATATTTACCTTTCCTCGGCCCGGGATTGGGTTCAATTCCTTGTTCTGTCAAATCTGGAATCCACTCATCCGAAACTGTGGGGGAAAGGTTGCTCAAATAGGCATGCTCACGGGGTGTGATTCGAATCCACCCCCCGTCATCCTGAACGAGAACTGAGTTGGGATATCGATACACAAACCCTCCTTGGTCCGGCCATAAAAGACGACAAAACCGGACAATGGCAAAATCTTCCCATGCAGGCCATCCAGTCCAACCAGAACGATTGTATTTACCCAAGGAATGGATGAGATCGACAGCTAACTCTTCAGGCAACCATTGTATCATATTTTCATTTTCTTCCTGTTCTTTCCACCACATGGATTCCAATTTCTTTTGAGCAGTAACCCAATGTTTCCATGAACCCCGATAAAACCTAGTAACACCCCCTCGTATGCAAAATCGACACCATTCAACACTTTCCCAAACCCACATTGAACATGTCCGCCATGAATTACACTTCCAGCATATATACAAATGTTGGTCATCCAAATCCATCTCAAGAGCCAAAGACAAACTACCAATTCCGGACTGGCCTTTTAACCATGCCTCTTTCAAATTCGGAAATTCACCTTGCTCCATTCTATCCATATCATCCTCATGGAACTGACCACACTCAGGGGGCTCCTCATCTGTATGCATGGGCCCTGGGTTTTCCTCAACATTTCCTGACAATGCAATTTTTAAAATAAAATAATATTTACAAGGACCTAAGCTAAAACGAAAACGCTGCGGTCTATTTACAAAATGATGGTGCCACACAACTGTTGCAGTTCCGGGCCCTGGATTCGGCTCCACGTCACCATCTTGAAGCAAATCGTCATTCCAGTCTTCAGAACGAATGTAACTTTTAAGGTCCGGCATACGTTTCTGGAGAATATGATAACAACGATGGCATGCAGTACGCATGCGGAAATATTTATTTAAATTATATACAGGCGTGACAATAAACCAGTCTTCACTGATCGCCAAACGCATGTCACAACTTTTAACAATATAATACATCACCCCTTCTCTGGACAGAAGTGAAACAACCTCAATTGCACAATCGCAACTTTTCTTGTTGTTCAAATGGGTCTTCAAATTACCTTCGCATGGGAAAACATGTGATCGCAAGGTATTTGGAATAAAATTGGGCAACTGTGAAACAAGTTGCACAAACTGTAAGGGAATCACAGGTAATTCAAAAGAGCTCATATTGCCTGAACTAGATCGCGAAAGATCTTGAGGACAGGAGTTACCAATATGGCTAGTTTTGCTGGATTCATGTGAAGTGGACTTTTTGGCACTATAGCGCCCATCCTCAACGGGAAGTTTGTGATGGGAGTCCGGAGATGATGGAATAAAAACCACAGTGCTGTCGTTGGTACACCCGGTACAGCTAGCCGTCTTTTTATTCGTGGTCATCGATAATGATAAAGGAGCTTGATGCAATGCATTCTTCCCAGAATGCGGCTGAGGAGACTCTTCGGTAAATCTGGCCTGTCTCTACTCTCAAATACACTGCGCCTGTTGATCCCTCAACACCGGTTACTATCCCGGCTGGCGATTCCCCATGGCCCTCACAGCATGACATGGAGACAAGTAAAGCCATCAGACCGGTCGGCCGTCTGATGGGATAAAACCAA